CTTACCAACAACAAGTTATCGACACAACATTAGCAGAGTTTGATAGACAAAGAGCTATTCAAGAACAAAACATTAAATCACAACAAGCAGGTTTAGGTGCACTAGGTTCAGGCAGAGCGGGTGTACAATTAGCAGAGTTTGGCTCAGGTTCAGATAGAGAAAGAGCTGCATTACAAGCAGGATTATTACAACAAGGTTTTGCAGATGCTGCAGCAAGAAGACAACAAGATTTAGCTAATCAAGTTAATTTAGCAGGACAACAATTACAAGCAGGACAATTTCAAACCGGACTAGCTCAACTTGTTCCAAGTTTACAGTCTAGAGATATTCGTACTTTAGGATCAGTGGGCGCTGTCCAACAAGCACAATCTCAAGCACAACTTGATGCACAGAGAGAAGCAAACAGACTAGCAGCGTTTGAACCGTATGAAAGAATTGGAACATTTGGATCAGGTGTTGCATCACTCATTAGTGGTTACCCAGGACAAAGACAATTTACATCTGTGCCTAATCCAACACCATTACAAACAGCACTTGGTATTGGTACAGGTCTAGCAGGATTATACGGAGCACTTAGATAATGAATAGAGTATTAAAAAGACCTATGTTCAGAATGGGTGGTACCCCTAATGAAGGTATCATGACAGGTTTAAAAGAACCTAGAATAGGATATCAACCAGGTGGTCCAGTAACACCAGTAACTGGTTTTGGAGGAGCTTTAAAAGGTGGTTTAGAAACAACTTCTGCATTTAAAACCGCTGCAACATCACCAGAATATTTTGAAGGTGCAAGAAGAGCCGGTCAATTATTTTCTAAAGGATTAAGATTAGGAGCTGGAGGTATAAGAAGTTTATTAAATCCAGGAACTTTAATGGCTGCAGGTAGTGTATCTGGTCCAGCTATTATAGCTACTTTAAACAAACCAGAAACTTTAGAAGAACTTCAATATATGAAAGAGATGAACGAAACTGGTATTATGGATGAAACTGCTTCAGAAGAAGATATCATGGAATATGAAAAAGAAAGAGCAAGATTAAGAGAGGAAGGCACACCGATTGGAACAGGAGATACTAGTCTTTTTTCTAGTTCTAAAAAAATAGATAAAGTGATTCAAGAAAATGAAAAGAAAAAAGAAAAAGAAAAAGCACAACGAGAAAAAGAAGAGGCTAGAAATAATAAAGGATCTAAGTTCGATAGAGATGCAGATTTAAAAACTATCTATGAAGATTTATTACCGATGGTTCAAGACTCTTTAGGAGCAGACACCGATGATAGAAATAAACAACTATACACTCAACTCGCACAATTTGGTGCTAATTTATTAGCACAACCAGGAGGCAGTTTATCTGCAGCCGTGGGTAAAGCAGCGTCAGAACCAATTAGTAATGTAGGTAAAATATTAAGAAGAGACTCTGATATTGACAGAGACGCAAAAGCACTTGCATTAAAAGCAGCTATAGAACGATCTGCTCCAGGTCAAATTGCTAGAGATATACGAGATTTAAAAGCAGCAGGTTTTTCTGACAATGAAATTGCAAAATATTTAACTGACTCAAAAACTGGAAGTGCAACTAGAGCAAATATACAGTTTCAAGAAATTCAATCATTAAAAGAAGATTTAAGTAACGACTTTGATATTAAGAAAAATGCAGATGTAGCAGCAAGAACAATGTACGATTCTATTGCTGCAGGTGTAGACCAAACAGAGTATTCAAATCTTCCTAAAAGTAAAGGCGATAGGGAAGATGGTAAATACTATATATCGTCAGATGGTAAAGTAGGAAGATACAATAAAGAAAAAGGAACTTTAATAAAACCAGGTGAACCAGGATTTTTACCTACAAAAAAATCATAGGAGGGTAAATGCCTTTTCAATTACAAGATGAGTTACCTGGAGGATCTAAAAACGCGGAAGACCAAGAAGTTGGTTTAATAACATCAGCTTTAGCTGGTGTGTATACTGGTCTTTGGAATATACCAAAAGGTTTTGTTTCTTTAGGTGCTGAAGTTTTTGATTTAGTAGGAGATACTAATACAGCAGCTTCTGTTGAAAAATTTTTTGATGATTTAAATCCTTTTGATGATGAAGCAGAAGCCAGACTCTCTGGAAAACTAACTCAAGCCTTTGCTCAAATAGCTCCTCTAGGTATCGCAGGTTTTGCACAAGGTGCTAAAATAGGAAGCAAACTTTCTAGAGATCTTGCTAAAAAAGCTGTTGCAGCAAAAAGAGCTGGTAAATCTTTTGGTCTTTTAAACTTTGGTAGAAAAGTAGCTAAAACAGGAATGGGTGTTGTAGGAGCGGGAGCAGCAGAGGCTATCGTTGCAGACGAAGATATAGGTACATTGTCAGACATGTTGCAAGGGACTTCATTAGAAGGAGCTGCATTGACAATGATGGATAGAGAAACAAGAGAAGGAAGATCAGAAGCATATAGAAGATTAATGAATAGAATTAAATTTGGAACTGAGGGTGCCTTATTTAATTTAGGTTTAATAGGTGCAGGTAAAGGAATTAAGAAATTAAGAACACCATCTGAAACTCCCCTAGCTGCTTATAGTGATAATGCACTTGTAAGAGGACTACAAAAATATGTAGTGTATGGTGCAAAACCAGAGGGCCCTGGAACAAAAAGTATTTTTGAAGCTGGTAGATTAGCACAAGATGAGGTTGCTGCCGTTATAAGAAAAACAACAGAAGTAGGTCAAGACTTAACAAAAGCTATAGATGAGCTAATGCCATCTGTTGAAAATAATTTTTTACAAAGAACGGGTAAAGCCATGACTAAAGAACAGTCAGGTGAATTTCAACAAGGCATATTAAAAGATATTAGAGAACTTTTAACATTAAAACCAACAGATAATTTATTAGATGAAACGGCCAAACAAAATGCACAAAAAGTTTTAGGAGAAAGAAGTAGACTAGCAAGATTAGCTGATAGAAATTTAGTTCGAAAAACTGAAGATGAATTAAGCTCATTACTTAAGAAGCGAGAAACTATTGTCAATGAAAGAAGATCACAGTTACCTGGTACAGCAATTAAATTATCAGAGGATAAAGCTTTTCAGGCTACTGAAAAAGAAATTTTAAAAAAAATAACTGATCTAAGAAATTCTAAAAAAGCCATACAGTCAATAAAAGAGTTTGATAGACAAGGAGGAGGTATATTCACTCAATCAAGTTATAATTTTGATGAAAACCCTTTTTATAAAAAAATAAAAAAAGCAGTAGAAGATGCAGGCGGTGTTATGAAAAACGATGATGGCACTGGAATTGGAGATGTTATCTTTAATATTAGAAGCGGTATCGATAACATGAGTGCTAGGTTGTTAAACAGAAACATGCCTGAAGAGATAGCTAACATATTAAATAATCAAATAGGAACTTACATGACAACTGAATATAGAATGCATGTAAACATGGGCTTACTCTCACAATATAAACCTACAGCACAAGATTTAATAAAAGCAAAACAAGTTAGACTTGATCAATTAATTAAAGATCCTAAAAATATAAATAGAACAAAAGAAAGTTTAAAAGTGCAGGCTGATAAAGATGTAGCACGGTATGTTAAAAGTAAATCTTTAGATGAAATACCTTTAGATAAAATGAGAGCAAAAAATGGGGATGTGGATCAGGTTGTGAGCCCTGTAACAAAAACAGAAATTGAGAGTGTTTCAATAAATCCAAATATTTTAAAACCAAAACAATTAGAAGAGTGGCAAAGAATAGTTGCTGGTGAGATAAAAGATCCAAGATATACTTTTTATCAAACTGTTTTAAAACAAGCTAGATTAAATGCAAATACAAAATACTTAAATAATGTTTATGATGTTTTGTCAAAAGGAAAGAACAAACAAATATTTACACAGGATGATATGATTGAAAGATTTGGTTCTAAAGCAGTTTTAGAAAATAAAATTAATCCTAATTTGTTTAGAAAAGTATCTGTTGGTACAGATGAGATTTCTGGTTTATCTCCATTTGAAGGACTATATTTAAGAGCGCCTGTTTATGACGCAGTATTTGATGTTAGTGATAATTTATTTAAAAACAGCACGTTTATGCAAGCATATCAATACGCAATACTTGCTCCTAAAGGATTGTCTCAAATATCTAAAACAATTTTAAGTGCCTTAACACACGCTAGAAACTTTATAAGTGCTGGATCTTTTGCATTAGCAAACGGTATAATATTACCTGATGAAAGTTTAACAACTTTATTTACTAAGTCTGGTCTTGTAGATGAAGCAGCAGATAAAGGTCTTACAAGTTTTGCAACAGACTTAACTTTACGAAGAGTCACTGGAAAAATACCAACTGCCTCAAGAGAATTAGCAGAAACTTTATCTCGTTATGGAGTAACAGGAACTCAGGTTGAAGCAAATGTCATGAGAAAAAACATTGGAAATGTAATTAATAATCCTGATCAAGCAGCAAAAGATTTATTTGGAGCTACTTTAGATGGTGGTAAATTTAAACAGTTAATGAGAAAGTCAAGAGAAGTGTATGGTAAACTTGAAGACGCTTATGTTGCAGAAGATGATTATTGGAAGATACTAACATGGGGAGTTGAAAGAAATAGATATTCTACAGCTTTAGAAAGTTATGGGGTAAATGCTCAAAATTACAATAAAGTTTTAGCGGGAGATGCTGCAACTCTAGCGACAATTACAAAAGATGGAAAAAATTATGGAACACAAGTTAGAGAATTTTTAAGAAAATCTTTAGTAAGAGATTATGATTCAAGCACTAATCAATTTTTAAGTTCTTACAAAGACATGTACAACGAAGTTGCAGCTAATCTTGTAAGAAACAACGTTCCTAATTATGCTTACATTGGAAGATTGGGAAGAACATTAAGACTATCTCCGTTTGGAAACTTTATTGCTTTTCCAATAGAAGTTATTAGAACTGGTAACAATGTGTTTGAACAATCAATAAAGGAAATGAAAAGTGGTTTACCAGACATAGCTAAAATAGGACACAAGAGATTATTTAGTTTAGGATTTACAACAACAGCTTTACCTTATGGTTTAACTGCTTTCTTTAAATCTAAGAATGATGTTACTGAAGAGGAGATGGATGGTTTGAGAAGATTTGTCCCGCCTTGGTCTAAAAACTCTACACTATTACCAGTTGGAAGAGATGAAAATGGATTTTTAAAATATGTAGATTATAGTTATTCTAACGCTTATGACACTCTATTAAGGCCTTTCAATGCAATTTTAAATGAAATGTCAAAAGGAGAGGCCACAGAGTCTTCTTTAATGGAGGCGTTAGGAGCTGGAACTATTGAAGCTGTAAAAGATTTATCTGAGCCGTTTGTGTCCGAATCTATTTTTACAGAGGCGTTTCTCGACTCTACTTTTAGAAGAGGTGTTGGATTAGGAGGTAGAAGAGTATGGTCGCCTGCAGATGACACTTTTACTAAAATAGGAAAAGGAGTTTTACATGTTGCTAAAGCTTTTGAACCTGGTTCTATAGCTCAGTTTCAAAGAATCTCAGATACTATAGCTGGAAAGAAAGATACTTATGGTAGAACTTTTGATTTAGAAGATGAACTAAAAGGACTTGCAGGATTTAGAGTTCAAAAAGTAGACCCTGATCGTGGTTTAATTTATAAAACCACTAGCTTTGTTAAGGGATTAAAAGATGCAGATAATTTATTTACAGCGCCTTTATTAAAAGGTGGCAGAATAAGTCCAGAAAAACTTTTAAACACTTACAAATATTCAGAGCAAAGAAGATTTGAAACTTTAAAAGAAATGTATTTAGATATTCAAGCGGCAAAGGCATTAGGTATGAGCAACAACAGAATAAAAGCTAGAGTGAAAAGAAGAGGTGTTAGTTCTGATGTCTTTAATGAACTAATAAAAGGGACATACACACCAAAAAGACCTACAGTATTTTTTAAAAAAAGAATGTCACAAATAACAAAAGATCTTAATAAAGATAGTGATGAACAAATACCTAACCCATATATTGAGGCAAGACCTTTCATTAATGAAATTATAAGACAAAATAGAAGAGTAAATCTGGCAACTGGAGAGGTTAATATTCCTGACTTTGATGAACCAGAAGAGATTGATCCTTTAGGAGAACCTATAACAAATACTCAAGTAGGAGTTACTGCGACTCCTCCGCCTGTTGTTCCTAACTTAACAGAACCACAACAAAATCAATCGACAATGCCAAATAATTTTGGTAGTCTGCCAACCGCTGAAAAATTAAAAATTTTAAGAGACTTAGGACTTAACATACAATAATGGCTATTGAACCTAAAACAACTAGAGAACATATTGTATCCCTGTATGGACACATCAAGGGTGTTAAAAAAGATATTCATCACATGCATAATGGTATTCACAGATTGGGTGGCAAGATAGACAAAATCTATTGGGTTCTTTTAGCTGCGGTGGGGACCGTGGCCTTACTTTTATTAGAAAGATTTATAACTTAAATCCAAGCCTTGAGCTCTTCGCCCATAACCTTTGAGGCAATATCTATTTTCTTACGTAGAGACTTTACAATTTTTGTATCTACGGTATCTTCTGCTATAAGATCTATATATGTCACTTTTTTCGTTTGCCCTATTCTGTGTGCTCTGTCTTCTGATTGCATTCTTTTTTCAAGATCATATCCATTAGAATAATAAATCACGGTGCTTGCTTGAGTAAGTGTAATACCATATCCACCCGTTGCTGGTGTACCTACAAAAAATCTAACCTTGTCGTTCTCTTTAAAATTACGTATCGCATAGTCTCTTTGTTCAGGTAGCGTCTTGCCATAATAATGGACCACGGATCCCGGACCATATTGCTTCTCGATCGCAGCTGTAATTAACTCTACATCTCTTTGCCAGTGTGCCCAGATAATAGCTTTGCCCTCTACTTCTTCTAGTATGTCCATAAGTTCTGACATTCTATTGTGTTTAATATTTTGTGTCGTACCATCATCAGCAACAAAGTGCCCACAGGTTATCTGTTGTAATCGCATAATCTGTGTAAGCGCTGTAACTGTTGTAACTGTCTTACCATTTAGTGTAGCTAGTGCCTCTTGTTTCATTTGTCTGTATAGTCGTATTTGTTCAGGGGTAAGATCTACTTGTCGTTTCATATAAACTTTATCAGGTAAATCTAAACAATCATCTTTTAAAACTCTGTATGAAAAAGGTTTTAACTTGTCTGATAATTCAGATAAGTTTTGGTACCCAACCACAAGGTTAATAGAACGACCAGATATATTTGCACTTTTCATAACTGCATATCTATTTCTAAAAGAATAATAAGATGTGTGATTTAAATGAAAAGGATCTAGAAAATAACATTGTGTATATAAATCTAATGGGTTTCTAGTGACAGGTGAACCTGTCATGATTCTTCTATAACGCGTAAGTTCTGCTAGTGATAAAATATTTTTTGTTCTCTTTGCTTTTGGATTTTTTATTGTAGTGCTTTCATCAATAGCCATTAAAGATTTATGTGACCTTAAAAATTTAGCTGCAAAGTTTCTACCTTTATCTGTACTAAAAGCTTCTACATTCATAACAAGGATATGTAAGTCTTGACCCGTTTTGAACAGTTGGTCTAGTTTATCTTGTTGTTTCTTATTAATGTTAGCTCGCCACAAAACGGTCACATTTTCAATATGATCCGGTAAGTGTGTTGGTAACTCTTGGTTGTACCACGTACCCACAACACCTTTAGGTGCCACTATTAGTGCACCATCTACTTTACCTTTATCGTAAAGCATAGCTAGGTTATCAATTAGAACTTTCGTTTTGCCAGTTCCCATTTCCATGAAATATGCAAACGTATCTTTATGCCAAGATTTTTCTAAAGCAGTAAGTTGGTGTGCATACGGCGTAGTCTTAAATTTATATTTCATCTTTCTATTGACATACATATAGGATTATACTAAATAGTCAAGTATGAAAGATAAAGAAAGTATAAATTATTCAGAGGCAAAAAAAGATAGAGTGCCTAAAGTTTATGTCGTGCAAGAAATTGCAGGCACAAGAGAAGGCCGTCCTAAATTTAATATTATGGGCGCAGCCGAATATGGCAAACTAGAATTTTTGTTAGATGAAAGATCACAAATGATCTTTTCACCTGGACCACTGATAATGAAACTGAAAAATCTTTTAAGAGATTTCAGACCAACAGATTACTTGTTATTAACAGGTGACCCTGCTATAATAGGTGTAGTCTGCTGTTTGATATCAGAAACAACAAATGGTAGATTCAATCTCTTGAAATGGGATAGACAAGAAAAAAGATACTACCCAATAGAGATTGATGTTTACGGAACAGGAGCAAAGAACAATGAACACGATCGATTTTGAAAAAGATCAAGAACAGGTATTGGATAGGACAACCAATATTAATAAACTTGCAGATAAGATAAAAGAACTGCAAGCAGTAGAGAAAGCCATCGAACTAGATGAGAAACAAATCAAAGAAAAGAAAAAACATTTAGAGTATTTATCGGGTGAGATAATACCGACGATGCTATCTGAAATGGGTTTATCTTCTTTAAAACTTGCAGACGGATCGTCTGTTGAAGTTAAGACAAACTACAGCGCCACTATAACACAAGCAAATAAAGAAGCGGCGTTTAACTGGCTTCGTGAGAATGGCCTGGGCGATATAATCAAAAATGAGATATCCGTATCGTTCGGTCGTAACGAGGATAACAAGGCGGCTGATTATGCCGAACTTGCAAAGGGTCAGGGTTTAGAACCTAAGCAAAAGCTGAAGGTCGAACCCATGACTCTAAAAGCGCTAGTCCGTGAGCGTATCGAGGCAGGAAAAGACATGCCGACGGAACTTTTCAACGTATTCGTTGGAAATAAAACAACAATAAAAAGGAAACAATAAACATGAGCAATGTAACAAACAAAGCAAATGGTGCATTAGCCGAACTAAACTTCGAAGCTGATGCAGGTCAAGGCTTGAACATGACGCAAGATGATCTTGCGTTACCGTTCTTAAAAGTCTTGGGTCAACTATCTCCTGAATGTAACAAGAGGGATGCTAAACATGTCAAGGGGGCAGAACCTGGCATGATCATAAACACAGTAACAAACGAAGTTTATGATGGCGAAAAGGGGATAGATGTCGTTCCGGTACACTACAAAAGACAGTATATCGAATGGCAAGATAGAGGTGAGAGCCAAGGAGCTCCAGTAAAAATATATGAAGCTGGAGATGACTTACCTAAAACTACAAGGGACAAGTTTAATAAAGATAGATTAGCAAATGGTAACTATCTTGAAAACACAGCTAGTCACTTCGTAGTTGTACTTGGTAAAAGCCCAACAACAGCATTGATATCTATGAAAGCTACTCAATTAAAAGTGAGTAGAAAATGGAACTCAATGATGATGGGTTTAAAAATGCAAGGTAAGAACGGAATGTTCACACCGCCAACATATAGCCACATTTATAAACTAAAAACTGTTCAACAGTCTAACGACAAAGGAACATGGTTTGGTTGGGATGTAGCAAGAGTTGGCCCTATCAACGATCCTGGTGTTTACAAAATAGCAAAAGACTTTGGTTCAAATGTAGCCAAAGGTGCTATCGAAGCTAAACACGAGTCTGATACTAAGGCTAAAAGACAGGACATCAATTTATAAGTTCTCATGTCGATGGGAATGTGGGGCGACAATGGGAGACTGGAGTCGCCCCCAAGACAAGAAAGTTATGGATAAAGTTGATAGTCAAGCACCGAATACATTTAAAGATTGGATAAATCTAGACAAGGTTATTATCCCTTGTTTAAAAGGCACACCGATTGTTAAGAGTTGGAGTGATGCAAGTTTTAAAATATCAGAGCAGGAGTGGGCACAAAAATATTCTCATTGTGAAATAGCTTTACGATTAGATGATGATGTAGACTTTGATATTGATAATGATTTAGTAAAAAGATTTATAGGCAAATATATCGTATCATGTGGAGCTATATCAGGTAGACCTACTAATCCAACAAGTCACTATTGGTGGAGAGGTAAATTAGATTTTAAACAGTTTGCATTACCTAAAGAATTAGAAAGTCATTACAAACATTTTCCGCACGGAGGAACTCTTTGTGAAATAAGAAATGGTCCAACATGTTATACCATCGTGCCAAAATCAAAACATAGTAAAGCTAATGAATATGTAGCATGGGAAAAATTTACGGGGATGAATCAATACCCTGGAGATCTTAATAAAGATTTACGTAAAGTTGCCTTATCTACAGCACTAAGTATTTTATACGGGGGACAAGGTAAGAGAGATCAATACTGCACAGCCATTGCCGGTGTACTATCTACTCACACAGATTGGTCAGAAAAAGATATTAGTGAATTTGTTTACAATATAGCTGTTGAATCAAATGATGAAGAGGCAGAAAAAAGAAAATCAAAAGGCACCAGTGTTAAAAAAGCACAAAGAAAACTTGGTATACCTACACTAGCAGAAATAGTAGGTTGTTCACAAAAAACAATCGCAGAGCTTTTTAGATGGGTTGGTGTCAACCATGAAACAACAGAAGGTGCAGCAGCTGTAACACAGATTATTGAGTATGGTAGTGATAGATACTTTGTAAAAGTTAAAACAAAAGTTAACGGTATTCTACAAGAAAAAGAAGTCCAGATAGACGGACCAACGCTCATGAACCAAAAAGCTTTTTACGATGCAGTAATTAGTAAAGCACAAGTATGGTTACCTAAAATGAAACCAGTTGAGTTTGAAAAGACAATGAAAAGAAAGTTTGAAGAAAGAGAGAAATCAAAATTATATGTAGCAGAAGCAGATGAATCCTATCGTTTTAAAAAATTATTCAGACAGTATTTATTAGAAGAAACAGTTTATGAAGATAAATCTAAACTAGCTTCTCATGGTAGTCCATTTCAAAACGTAGAAAAAAATTATCTAGAATTTAGTTTGAATGGATTTGAAGACTTTTTAGAAAGAAAGAGAGCATTTAAAAACAGAACAGATCTAGTTATTGACTGTCAAAAGATATTAAAAGCTAGAAGAATAAATGGAAAACATGACGGCAGATCCTGTGTGTCTTGGAGAATAGATAATTTTAGATATGATGAGAGAGATCTTATTCTTGAAGGGGAAACAGAAGAAGTAAAGGAAATTACAAATGACTCCTAAGTTTATATCAGGTCCACCAGGTACAGGTAAAACAAGTATGTGGTTAACCAATAAATATGTAGAACTTCTAAACAAATATTCGCACTCTAACATTCTGGTTTTATCACACACCAATGTAGCTGCAGATGAGATTAGAGATAACATTTTAAGTTTAAAAGAAGTTAAAGAAAAAGGACTAACAAAAAAATCGTTCAAAGGTAAAATATCAACCATTCATTCTTATTGTAAACAAAGAATGCAAGACAGAAGAGAACTCTGGGGTTACACAGATTATGAAGCGTGTTGTGAATTAAACGGAGACTTTAAATTAGCAAAGAAAATAACTAGTAAAGATATTGATAGTAGGAATCATCCTTTCTTAAAATTTATAGATGGGGCTCATGGTCATGCTCGTAGTCTAGAGGATCACTGGGAAGAAACTGAAAATAATACAGAGGCATTCAAACCTTATAAGAAAGATACTTTAATTGACATGGCTAAAACTTACTATGATTATTTAGAGGAATATAAATTAGCTGACTATAATGAAATGCTTCAAAAGTTTATTGATAAAGCAAAAGCACCAGAGATAGATGTTTTGATTGTAGATGAAGCTCAGGATAGTAACGCCTCACAAAGAATAGTTCTAGAAAAACTAGCGACCCATGTAAAAGAAGTTTATTGGATAGGTGATGCTGATCAAACTATATTTGAGTTTGCAGGCTCTGATGCAGATTACTTCCACACTTTATCTAAAGATGCAGAACAATTAGAACAAGGGTATCGTTGTGGTCTAACTATCAATACAAAATGTAAAGAGATTATAAAACCTATATGGGATCATTATGGATATACAAGAGTTTGGAAACCAGCAAAAAGTATTATAGGCGAAGCGTATCAAATACCTAGTTGGGATAGACCCTCTTATGGTTTAGATAAACTTTTAGAAAAAATAGAAACAACAAAAGAAACTTTTTTATTTACTTATCGTGGAACTCCTACAGATGTAAAGGTAAGACAGTTTCTTAAAACCAATGGTATACAATTTGCACATATAAAAAGCACAGCTTACGTATCTAATAAAGAGTTAAGATGTCATAAGGTATGGCCTAATTTTATTGCAGGAGAACCTATGCCTCTTAAACAAATAAAAGATTTTTGGGATTACATAGGGAGTATCGTGGTTGTAAGAGGTAAGGGTAAGAACACAGATCCATTTAAAGATTGGGTAAAACAAGACTACACCATAGATCAACTTATCTCTAAAAATTATTTGAAAGATAATACTAAAGATCAAACAGACTTTTCTTTGATAAGAACAAAAGTAGATCCAGAGAGACTTAAATACATAGATAATGCATTATACAAAGGGGCTGATCTAGAGGGGGACGTTAGAGTAAAATATGGAAATATACACGAAGTAAAAGGGACAACGTTTGATAATGTTATTGTGGACGAAACAAGAACAAGAGTAGAAGAATATTTTACACAGCTACGATTAAAATTTGTAGCATACAGTCGAGGTCGAATAGACTACTGGACTGTGCAATCATCTGATAAATATAAACTAGGAGAGAGACGTGGCAGCACAATCTAAAGATCCTTTCAAAAAACAAATTGCAGGATCTCACTATCGTAATTTTAAAATTCAGCCGAGTAAATTTATAAATGACAATGAGTTGCTTTTCGCGGAGGGCTGTGTTATTAAGTACGTAATGAGGCATCGTCTCAAAGGAAAGAGAAAAGATCTTGAGAAAGCCATACATTATATCGAAATGATAATAGAGAGAGACTATAAATAATGTGTACTGTACCAGAACTAATTGAATTAGATCTGAAAGGCGTAGATACAGTAGCCATCGACTTAGAGACTTACGATCCAGGGCTAAAAAAACACGGATCAGGGGCCATCAGAGGAGAGGGTTTTGTTTGTGGTATTGCGGTAGCCACAAAAAATCAGACCTTCTACTTTCCCATCGCACATGCAATGACAGGCAACCTAGATCCGAAGTTTACCTGGAACTTTCTCAACCAAAAAATATTCCAAAATAAAAATATAAAAAAAGTTTTCCACAATGCGATGTACGACGTGTGTTGGATAAGAGCAGTAACAGGACAAATGCCTCAAGGAGAATTATTAGATACCATGATAGCAGCATCTGTATTAGATGAAACAAGAATGAGGTATTCTTTAGATGCTATCAGTAAAGACTATTTAAAAGATTCTAAATATAAATATGATCTTCAAGAAAAAGCAGCAGCATATGGTGTTAAAGATCCCATGAGTAATATGGATAAACTACCTTACTCTGTTGTAAAAGATTATGCAGAGCAAGATGTTAGATTAACTTACAGTCTGTGGGAGATATTTAATAAAAAATTAGACGAAGTATTATATCAACAAAAAGATAAAACGTGTAGAAAAATATTTAATTTAGAAACAAAATTATTCCCTTGTTTAGTTGACATGAAATTTAAAGGCGTTAGAATTGATGTCCAAAAAGCAGAGCAGTTTGGTAAGTTTTTAGAGAAAAGAAGAGATAATTTAATTAAAATAATAAAAGCAAGAACAGGTATTGATGTGGAGATATGGGCAGCAGCATCAATAAAAAATTTATTAGACCAACAAAAAATTACAGACTATAAAAAGACTCCCAAATCTGGAATGCCACAACTTCCAAAGAATTATTTAGTAACACACAAGAATAGATTTTTAAGAATGATAGCCAAGGCTAGAGAGTGTGACAAAGCAAAGAATGCTTTTGTAGAAGGATTACTAAACTTTGTACATAAAGGTAGAATACACGCAGACATTAATCAAATTAGATCAGATCAAGGAGGAACAGTTACAGGTAGATTTAGTATGTCTAATCCAAACTTACAACAGATACCAGCGAGAGGTTTTATTGGTAAGAAGATGAGAGAGATGTTTTTACCAGAAGAAGGTCATACATGGGGAAGCTTTGACTACTCACAACAAGAACCTCGAATAGTGGTTCACTATGCAATAAAGATATTAAAGAATCACGATGCCGTACCACCGGAGACAAAAGAGAAATTAGAAAAACTAAAAGAGTTATATGAAGATACAGAAGCAGACTTTCACAAGATTGTAGCAGACATGGCAGGGATAGAAAGACGACAAGCAAAGACGATCAATTTGGGTCTTTTCTATGGCATGGGTAAAATAAAATTAAAGAAAGAACTAAACCTAAATGACAGTGAAGCTAAGACGCTGTTTGAAGAATATCACCAGAGAGTTCCGTTTGTTAAAAAACTATCAGAAGAGATATCTTCTTTTGCAAACGAGAATGAATTATTATTCACACTGTACGATAGATTCTGTAGATTTAATAAATGGGAAACGAAAAACAAAACATGGAACTCGGAACTACAACGATATGATAAAGTAGATTTACTCACGAAACAACAGGCTAAGGAGAGATTTGAATTAGAGTATAGACAAATGTGGGAAAATCCTGAACCAAATTTCATGGATCAGTTTGAGTTTCATTATCAACCAGCTTTCACATACAAAGCTCTAAACAGATTGATACAAGGATCTGCGGCAGACATGACAAAAAAAGCCATGGTGGATCTGTATGAAAAAGGTATTTTACCACATATACAAATACACGACGAGTTGTGTATTTCTATAAAAGATGATAATGAAGCTAATGTAGTAAAGCAAACTATGGAGAAAGCTATCCCGTTACTTATAAAAAATAAAGTAAGTTATAAAAAAGGTAGTAGCTGGGGTGGCGCAAAATGATAATTAATTATGGCTTACTTAAATGCAAACATACCACCGGAATACGCACAGATAAGAAGGGAATATCTCTATGACCTTAAGAAGCACCATGGTGAAGTTGAAGACTGCATTATTTTTGGTCTTTCGGCTATTACGGGGCGTAGTATCCTTTTTCATTGTATTATGGAAAATGGAGCTGTCTTCTATCGTCTCCCAATATCTGCGTTCATTCAAAGAGGTTTTAAAGCGAACGAAGTTCCTAGACGTAGACTTGATGAGTTACAGTTATGGAATTGTTTTAGTTATTATCCTGCTGTTACTTCTTGGGATATTTTAGAGGCACAAGCTGGCAAATACATAGGAAAAGACAAGAAATGGCACCCTGGCAAATACCTATTTACGGTTGACTTTGCCCACCCTGAAGCTAATATCT